CCCCCAGTTCAATTTAGAAAGGAGCTTCTGTCGTTGCTTTAGAGGACGCTTCTTCCGACGCCTCATCAGCTACAGCTTTTGCCTCTCCCGCCATGATTGATTTACGGAAATTTAAAGCCGCGTCCAAGATCTCCTTATCTTTAACATAGCCATCGTTGGCTACGGACCAGTTGAACCAAGAACCTTGGTCATTGCTTTCTTCAACAACAGTCAGCTTCCACTTGGTCCCGAACAGTGGTGGGATAACCAAAGCCCCTGTCTTCGGATGCTTAACGGTCAGCATCTTTAACTGAGTCTTCCAACGCCGGGACACTTTGAGGGCTGACGATTTCATATCGACAATCCCAAAAGATGGCACTCCATCTTCATCAACAATCAAACAGTAGTGTTGATCAGATTTAACTAACTCATTGCCGTCAGGAAGGACTTCCTTAGCGCCGACACGAGTAGTCCGAGAAATATCTGGGTCATCCTTCGGTAACTCGCCTAAGAACCCACCGCCCTGCTCACGAGGGCGCCACTTCAAATACTTTGTTTCTTGGTAACAAGGAATCACGGTGACCCCTTTTTCGCTAGGCCAAAACTGCCCAGTAACCGTGTTAAAAACATCACCTTGAGAAGCGCCAGCAATATATGCTGGGTCTGACTTCTTAACCTGCGGGGACATGGCTTGAATAATTCGGACGAATGGAATCTGAAGTTCCGATGTATCATAGTCTAAGCCTTCACCACCATACTCAGCGAAAATATCAACCACATCTGCTGACGGTAAATTGCTTTCTTTCTTTGCGATTTCATTGCTCATTATTATTTCCTTTTTATATCTGCGGTTTTAGCTACAAAAGCCCCGAACAAGTCCAGGTCAATTGGCTTTCCGTTTTCTACACGTTCTTTCACAAACGCTTTTAAAGTTGAAGCGTGGATATGCGTTTTCGACTCTGGGTGAAACCCCTTGGTTTCCAAATCCAACATCACTTTATTAGCCGTGTCATCCTCGCCACGCCCAAACGATAGGATGACATCATTTTTAATAATGTCATCAAGACCATGGTCGCGGAGCCACTGATGTGCTTCAGGTCGTCTTGCTACTGGAATTGAAGCAGAAATGAAGGGCTTGAGTTGAACGGAAACATCGCCAACATCAAGCCGAGTTACATCCATTTCATCCATCACTGCGGGGATGCTCTCCATCGCTATCTTTTTACGCTCGGCTTTTAAAGTCTTTAAATGCAGTTCTGCCAGATCGATATCATCTGTGACTGCCTCAAGCTGTCTTACCAAATTCGACAGCGCTTTCGTGTTATCGACATCGACGTTTTGCAGTGTTTCTGCAGCGTCGAACATTCCTTCAAAAAAATCATTACTCATAAAAGTATATCCTCTTCAGGTTGTGTGTGAGTTGACTGTTGCAAACACATTCCTGTTCATGCAACACTATGCAAACATAAAGGAGACCAGGATGACTGTCAACTATAAATTTAAAACAGAGCCATACGCGCATCAAAGTGAGGCATTGTCTGTCGCAAACGATAGACAAGGGTTTGGATTTTTTATGGAAATGGGCACAGGAAAATCAAAGGTATTGCTGGACAATATGGGTCAACTTTCGGCAAGTAATAAGATTAATTTCGCGCTCATTATCGCACCCAAAGGTGTTTATCGAAACTGGGTCACCAAGGAAATTCCACAACATTTATCTGATGAACTCCCACATCGAGTGATTCGTTGGGTCGTGGGCGGAACAAAGAAACAAAAGCTTGAGATGCGCTCTGTCAAAGATCCGTTTGATGGCCTAACCATATTCGTTATGAATGTTGAAAGTTTCTCAACGATGAAGGGTCAGAATGCTGGGAAGTGGCTCTCTGAGAAGTTTGGCGGGAGCGGATTAATTGCCATCGACGAGAGCACAACAATTAAAAATCCTAAAGCAAAGCGTACAAAGGCTTTAATCAACTGCGCGCATCGGTTTAAGTATCGACGGCTGCTGACCGGTTCACCTGTCACTCGATCACCAATGGATTTGTACAGCCAGATGGAGTTTCTCGGACCAAAGACCTTGGACTTCGATTCTTATTACGCCTTTCAAAACCGTTATGCCATTGTGCAACGCCAGGTGATGGGCGCCCACACGTTCCAACAGATTGTCGGCTTCAGACACCTTCAAGAATTGACTTTTAAAGTTGATTCAATAACTTTTAGGGTGTTGAAGAAAGATTGCTTAGACCTCCCGGACAAAACATACACCGTGCGTTACGTTTCGATGACTCCCGATCAACAGAAGATGTACGAGGAGATTCGCCAAGAAGCAATTACAGTGTTACAGGGATCATTGGTCACCACTCAAAATGCGTTGACTCAAATGCTCCGGTTACAGCAAGTGTTATCAGGTCATATGAAGACGGATGAGGGTGAGATAATCACCTTTCCGTCCAAACGATTAAACGCTGTTACTGATATCTTATCTGAGGCCAGTGGAAAGGTAATCCTGTGGAGCCGGTTCAGGCACGATATTCAAGAGCTTGAAGCTGCCATTGCAAAAGAATATGGCAGCGAATCCGTCTGTTCGTATTACGGCTCGACACCCGATGCTGCTCGCCAAGAAATGGTAACCAAATTTCAAGATCCTGATTCGGCCCTTCGATTTTTTATTGGTAACCCTGCGACAGCCGGATATGGCCTGACATTGACTGAGGCCACAACTGTAATTTATTACGCGAACGACTTTAATCTAGAGACCCGGATTCAAAGTGAAGATCGATGCCATAGGATTGGACAGCGAAATCCTGTGACTTATATTGATCTAATCACCGAGAACACAATCGATGAGCGTATCGTGGAAGTGCTGCGTGGAAAAATTGCTTTAGGAGCACAAGTGCTCGGAGAGGAGGTTCGGGAATGGCTAAAATTAGAGATGTAAAGACAACGGAGATGCTTGAAGTTAGTTGGGAGTACAAGGAGAATTTATTAACTTTAAGCCAAGCGATTGAAAAGATGGCGAAAGTCAGTGGGCTATCGCTTGACGTCGCTGAATCAATGCTTCGAGGACTTAATCGAGATAAAATAGTACGCCTCGATTTTAATAAAAGGACTCGCAACGGAAAAGAAGCTCGGAGGACCATCGGTCCCGGCCCTAAGTTAGACTAAATCGGCTGATTTTTTAATCCCAAGGAAGATCTCATGCGTGATTCGATGCATAAAAAACTGCATCTCCTCCAACGCTTCAAGATCACTCGAGCCTCGGTACTTAATTAAAGCTTCAATCGCGCGCTGCTCTAAATGATTCTGATACTCAGACGGTGTGAGGTATTGTCGCAGCGTTTCAAGATGGCTCAGTTCTGCCGCCATCAGTGGCACTGATGGCATCATCGGATCCTTCATATTTCTTCCTTTCATCGGCTCGAGCAACGCGGCCCACGAGCCTAGCGAACTCAGTCAGTTCGTGTAAGTTGGCGATGTATCCTCGCCCGCCGATACGCTCCATGCCTGAAGCAAAGGAACCATCATCCTTAATGATTCCTGCTGCTTGGGCAATTTTATTGATCAAACTTTTTCGTACCTGGCCTCATATAGCTCTTGGATGTACATACCGAGTTGCCGAGCAATCGACCGGTGATCATCTTTAGCCATTTCTTGTAGCATATTATACTCGTAAAATGGTATAGCGACCGTTCTGTATTTTGCTCTATCAGTAGTCTTTGGGCGTTCTGGTAAATTGTTGTTCATTCTTACATTCCTTTTTGTTGTTCATCAATTATAAACAATATTTTGATAACAATATATGTAAATTAATGCTTAACACTTGCCTCAGCATCCGCTATAGCATCGATTAAATGCTCGTCATAAATATATGCAAACATTTCTCCGTGTTTGCAGCAGAATTCTGCTCGATCTAGCTCCACACAATCTTGTTGCATGTCGATTACCCAGTCGCTCATCTTACTCATTTTCTAGCCCCTCAAAATCGGTCGATTGAATGACGCCACACACCGAGGCCGAATAGACTTCATCGAGCTTCAGCAACTTATCGTAATTTTCGGTGGCTTCAATAAAGCTTTCGAACGCGAGCCAATGATCCTCGTAGGTTGGCTCGTCTTTTCTGCCTTTATGGCAATCAGTCCACACGACTAGAAACATCGTATTCTCCTTCCAAATAAGCCTCATTTAGCATTTGAGCCAATTGCCACTTGTACATGTAATCCAGAGGTTCAACAATACAGTTGGGATCCGACGCGGCCTCCCTCCTCGCCAGTGACTCCTTGCCTACAAAACGAGACGACCGATTGAACTGATCTCTGATTTTATACATTGTCGGCATTGGCCTTCTCCTCAAATTTAAAGCGTAGACTAGGAGCCTTGGGGTTGCCTCCAAGATCTCGTTTCCAAGCCGCCACCTTATACTCAATACCATTCACGGTGGCCTTGCCCGTAAAATCCGGCTGGTTGTCGCGCTCCTTGTTGGCATTGCCCCAGATCGCGCCTTCATTATCCTTTGTCATCGTTTTAAATCCCTATAAATTAAACAAAAAGAAACTACTGAAAAGATGACTATCGCACCCCCAGAAATTCCCAGAGCTAAATTAAAAGTAGACAGCGGGTCGTAGCGATACCCGGAATCCATCAGACACTGCTGCGTTAACAAATTATTCATTGATTGACCCCACTGAACTGCAGTCGAAACCGATGAATTCACAGATTTTAATGACGCCTCGAGGCAGACTAACGGCTTGTACGTCGTTGAACGTTACTGCATCAAGCGACCGGTCGTCGTAAAACCATAAGTTCCCCGTGCGTTCGGAGCCTTCATCGTTGTTGTAAAAGAAACACGGCACTCCCCATCTGTCTAGTGCCACTACCCACTCCACATTCTGCCAAGAGCAATGGTCCCGGCCCTCGTGATACGTAATCGTGTCCACGGCCGCTTCATGCAAGTCGGTCACTTTGACACTCCTTCATATAATCGGTCACGAACATCTTCCATGTCGATTCCTTTTTCATAACCGTATACCTCCAAGATTTGACGGACCTCGTCTGGGATATTGGACCACGGACCACTGACCAAGGTTCTACGGTCGTCGAACTCCATTACACCGGTCGCGTGATCGAATAAGAATCCGTATTTAATGCTCTGCCATTCGAATGGCACACCGTGTTCGTTAAGAAACACAATGTACTCATCGGTCTCCAACCAAAATGTGTCGTGGCTGCCAAAGTTTTCTGGCTGGCTGGTTGGGCTCTTCACCCGCTGTAATCTAATTTCTGGCTTGCTCATGTTATTTCCTTTTTATCTTAAAGTTACATGAATTGTTATGTTAACAACGTTTGATGAAGAATACAATAGTTTGTGTTTCTGGTTACACTTCCTATATACAGCTGGGCTGGAAAGAAATGAAATAAAAAAAAAAATAAATTTATTTGGTGTAACGAACGTAACGGTGTGACGAGTGTACCTCTAGACCACGAACCACGGTACTTGGACTCGTTACACCTCGTTACACTTCAGAGGGTTTCGTTACACCTTGTTTTTCTAAATACGAGAAGTTTTACAGAACACGCCTGAAATCAGCGGAAAAAAGTGTGACGACTGTAACGGACTGTAACGAGAAATCCTTATATAGAATCTGCTAACATATAAGTGAGGGAGGCATTGACGGGTACATCGGTGTACTACCTGTGGCGTTCTGTGCTATGTGTTATTTCGGGTTAGATGAATTCTTTACTCATATGCATGGATGTTATGATGAAGACAAGGATGAAGATGCTTAAAGCAGACGGACTAGATGAGGCAATCATTGGTCAAACTACTTTGTGGAATGTAGACGGTGACGTTCTTGTCTATAGTGTAGATACAATTATTAGTATCCTTATGAATCGGGACGAGATGTCTTACGAGGAAGCGTTTGAGTTCTTTGAGTTTAATATACAGGGGGCATACGTTGGGGAACACACCCCTTTGTATGTACACACAATAAATGAACCAGACCTTGGAGGGATCGATGAGCGATAAGCTCGCCGCGCAGATTGAAGAATCATCCGATAAAAAACTCACAAATCGACAGCGTGAATTCGCTAAATATTTTGTTGAAGGACTGTATTCCAACGCGGAATGTGCCAGACGGGCCGGTTTCTCCTCAGCAACGGCGCCCGTGTACGCCTGTAAGCTGCTGTCCGGCAAGGAGCATCCCCAAGTTCTGGATTACATCTCGCAGTTACGCGACGAAAAGGAGAGACGGTATGGCGTCACCATCCTAGGACAGTTGACTCGCCTGCATGAACTCAGTCGGGGCGCAGAGGAAGCCG